TTTATGAGACCCTTCAAAGCGCAGTGGGAGATAAGACAAAATCTTCTCCACAATCACTTCGCGAAGCAGTTGAAAGACCATCGTCAACCCTTCCTCGCAGGAGGAAGACCAACGCCCAAAATTCACATTTCAGTAGAATGAGGGCTTTAGCAGGCATAAAAGGAGAAAATAAATAATGTCCGTTCTTGATAAATTAACCGAGGGCATTGTCAACCGTGATCTTTCTCAGGAGGGTGCTGCACTTCTTTCCAAGTGGGAGAAGACAGGACTTCTTGAAGGACTCGGTAATGACCGCACTCGTAATAGCATGGCTCGTCTTTTAGAGAACCAAGCTAGGGAGCTTCTTCGTGAAACTTCCGCAATGGCAGCAGGCGATGTTGAAGGCTTCGCAGCAGTTGCATTCCCAATTGTCCGTCGTGTATTCGGCGGCTTGATCGCAAACGATCTCGTTTCCGTTCAACCAATGAGTCTCCCTAGTGGACTCATCTTCTTCCTTGACTTCACAGTTTCCAACGAGACTGGTAGAAGACTTGGATATGAATCAGGTGAATCACTTTATGGTGGTGGTGCTGTGGCATCTCAAATCACTGGTGGTGTTAGTCTTACCGGCGACAGTGCAGAGGATTCTTTCTACGCATTAAACAATGGTTATTCTTCACCAACTGGTTCTACAGCAGTTGCTGCTGGTGAGGCAATCCTTTCTGGTACATTCGGAGGAACTTCCTTCGTCCGTGTTCCAGGTGGTGCAGATGCAGCAGCCGCAGCAGGTCTTCTTGACCGACTCGTCCGTTATGACCCAGACTTTACCTCTGGAACAACAAATCTTATTGTTCTCAGAACCGCTGTTCCTGGTCAATTCAACCAAGACGATCTCATTGCTGCTGAGTTGTTGACACACGCTGGTGTGGCAATTACCGGTTCTGAGGGACTTCATGTCCGTCGCTTGAACCAGTATTCTGGCTCTGTTGCTAACAATGGTATCTACGGCGCTGGTGACGAAAAGGCTCACATCCTTACCGTTATCGCTTCTGATACTAGAACAGTTGCCCAATTGTCGGCATCTTTCTCTCACTCCCCACTGCAACTTGAGTTTGCAATGGATGATGACTTCATCGCTGGTGGTGCCCTTGGCTCCGTCCTCGGTGATGACCTTTGGGGTGCAGAGCAGGCTTCCAATGCTGTTGGCGCAACCGCTGGTGTTATCCCAGAAATCGACATTAAGGTTGATTCTGTGTCCATCACCGCGATCACCAAAAAGCTCAAGGCTAAGTGGACCCCTGAGTTAGGACAAGATCTTAACGCATACCACAACCTTGATGCAGAGGTTGAACTTACTTCTATTCTTTCTGAGCAAATTGCTCTTGAGATTGATCGTGAGATTCTTGAAGACCTCGTTAAAGGTCAAACCGCTGGTAAATATTACTGGTCACGTCACGCTGGTAAGTTTGTAAACAGACTTACTGGTCAGGAGATTGGTGCTACTACAGCAACTCCAGACTTCACCGGTACTGTTTCCGAGTGGTACGAGACTCTCGTTGAGACCATCAACGACGTGTCTGCACAAATCCATCGCAAGACTCTTCGCGGCGGAGCTAACTTCATCGTCGTCGGACCTGAAGTTGCTAACGTCCTTGAGTTTACCGCTGGATTCCGTGCTTCCGTGACTGCTGATGCAGAACGCGGAACCGTTGGCGCTGTTAAGGTTGGCGCACTTTCCAAGAAGTGGGACGTTTATGTCGATCCTTACTTCCCCCGTAACGTGATCCTCGTTGGTCGCAAGGGTGGATCCTTCTTAGAGAGTGGATACGTCTATGCACCTTATGTGCCATTACAGGTCACTCCTACTATCTTCGGAACCGAAGACTTCGTACCTCGCAAGGGTGTGATGACTCGCTACGGCAAGAAGATGGTACGTCCCGACATGTACGGACTCGTCATCGTTGTTGATCTCGTTTGATACGATTAATCAACTCGTAGAATAAAAGAATTCCCTCGTCAAGCAATTGGCGGGGGTTTTCTTTATGCCGTCAACTATTTAATGAGAGGAGACTTATAATTAATGGCGATACCCACTTTAACTCCAGATAGCCAAGTAAGTGCTATTGTTTTACCACGCTCTGGATCAGCTTCAGATGTAAGCTTACAAACACCAATTGGTGTATATGATACGCACACAGATTTTTTATCAGGTGCCGCAGATCAAATAAACTATACATACCAGAAACTTGGTGGCGATGTCTTAGATATTGAGTTAACAACCGGAAGTGTATACGCTGCTTATGAAGAAGCAGTATTAGAATATTCCTATATTGTGAACATGCATCAGTCAAAGAATATTCTCTCTGATATTCTTGGTATGACTACAGGCACTTTTGATCATGATGGTGAGTTAAAAGAGGGAGAACTTTCATCAAGTCTAAGTGGTACGCACATTGCCCTAAAATATCCAAAAGTTACCTTTGCTTTAAATCAAAAATATGGTGATGCGATCTCCACCCAAGTTGGAATTGGCGGAGTAACAACAATTTACTCTGGCTCTTTTGCCCCAATAGACGATATACAAGACTATGACTTGGGGGCAATTATTTTGAGTGCGTCAAATAATAACTTAGACAAAGCAACTGGAGATCCAGTACCTTATAGTGGTCTGGTCAGTGGCAAGAGGGTTATTGTTGATAAGGTATATTATAAGTCACCACACGCTATGTGGAGGTTCTTTGGATATTATGGCGGACTCAACACGGTTGGTAACTTAGCTAATTATGGTCAATATGCAGACGACTCAACTTTCCAGTTGATTCCAGTTTGGCAAAACAAATCACAGGCGATGGAGTTTGAGGATGCAATCTACACAAGAAATTCACACTACTCATTCCAGCTAGACAACAATAAGTTAAGACTTTTCCCAATCCCTGTGAGCCCAGGCAGTATCACACCCGAGTTTTTTCATTTTGACTTTAGGATCCTTGAAGATGCGTGGACCGAAACATCTGGCTCTGTTTCTGGAATTGAAGGGATTAACAATATGAATACAATTCCATTTGCTAATATTCCATATGCAAACATTAACTCAATCGGAAAGCAATGGATTCGTCGTTTTGCTCTCGCATTATCAAAAGAAACACTTGGACAGATCCGCTCCAAGTTTGCTACTGTACCAATTCCTGGTGAGTCTGTGACTCTTAACGGAACAGCACTAATCAGCGAGGCTCGTGAAGAACAAACAAATCTCAGAGGCGAATTGAGCGATGTCTTGGATCAGTTGACCTATCAAGCTCTTGCTGCTAAGGATTCAGAGATCGCAGATAGTGTCAACAACCTCAGTCAGAAAATACCAGCAGGCGTTTTCGTAGGGTAAGGGGGAGAATAAATGTCAGACGACGAAAAATGGAGACAGCCAGACCAGCCACCGCCCCCCCTGTTCCTCGGTGAAAAAGAACGCAACCTTGTTAAGCAAGTTAATGACGAGCTTATTGAGCGCGTTATAGGACAGCAAATTGTTTATTATCCGATTGACGATTCAATCACGCAGTACAACAATCTTTATGGCGAGGCTATAGAAAAATCATTCTTACCACCTGTTCGTGTGTATGCTCTGGTGGACTATCAGAGCACAGAGACAAAAGCAGATACAGTCGCTGGTATGGATAAACAAAACACGATCACAATTCACTTCCACAAGAGAAGGCTGATTGAAGACCAAGACCTTTATGTTCGCGAAGGCGACTTTGTTTTGTATGGCGATTATTACTACGAGATTGTCAGCACCCAGTGGGCAAGACAATTATTTGGACAGATTGATCACACATTTGAAATCGTAGCTACAGCATACTATTCAAGAGAGGGACTATTCGATGCCACCTAATGACAATCCAAGAAAGCAAGAGCTTGCTCCGGTAAAAGAAATAGAGCTTCAGCCCTCAACTATTGAGACAATCGACCGCGCGATCTTTGAGTTTGTTGATGAAGACCTTGATATCTTTTGTTCTACAAATAAGGGATTTAAGAAGGTGCCATTCATTTGGGCTGGTGCCGAAAGAGCTTATCAGATTAAACATAACAGAGAACTTCGTGATGTCAATGGCTGGTTGATTTATCCAATTATGAGTATTGAGCGCACAGGTATTTCAAAAGACTTGGCAAAGCGTGGAGCTTACTATGCAGCGGCGGAAAACCTTGGTGATATTAAAGGTGGCTCTATGACCATCGCGAGAACTATTAAACAAAACAAGACAGCTAATTTTGCTAACGCTGATTCAAAAAGATTGGTACACAATGTTGTTGGCACAGGACAGAACAATTTCCCAGGGAAAAATGATAAAGTTGTTTATGAAACAATCACGGTTCCAATTCCAGTTTACCTTGAGGTTACTTATACTTTAACAGTGATGGCTGAATATCAACAACAATC